AATAATTACATTTACCTAATTTAGATTCAGAAATACTTTTTTTAGATTCTTCAGTATGTTTTTTATTATACATTGGATTATTAACTCCAGTTTTATCATAGTCTAAATATTCAAATATTTTACCTTTTTTAGATTCAGATATTTTTTTATTTCTTTTTTCAATTGTAAGTAGATTATTATGAGTATGAGCCCATCCACCTACTGCATCATTTTTTAAGTTATAATAATCAATATTATTCATAACATCATAATGCTTTAAAAAATAATCTTCTTTATTAATATAATCAATACCTGTATATAATATAGTTCTTTCAAAATTATTAGGATTTTTATTGTAAGCCCTTTTAAAATAAATACCTGAACCTATATAATTATCATCTATATTTCCTAAATGACTTCCTATATATTTTTTATTATTTATTTTATTTTTCCATAAATAAACAAATCCTTCTTTCATATTATTATAATTAATTTATATTTATTTTGTTTATCCTATTGAAGCACTTGAAATTATATTTCTATCTAAACTTTGAGCAGTTGTAACATCATTAGAAACCACATAAGCCTTTATAGGTTGTTGTTGTTGATTGCCTATTGTTTGTGCTAATTGATTTGTTGGACTTGCACCTACTACGTTGAATGCAGGAGCAGCAGGAGAGGGAGCAGTTCCTCCACCACCACCTGAACCGCCAGCACCACCACCTCCACCACCTGCAGTAATAGATTTTGCACCTGATATACCAGCAGCAAGAATAGAAGCAATAGATGTAGCTGCAGTTAATTTTGTAACTAAATTTGATTTAAACGTACTTCCTGCTGCTATAGCAAAAGCAGGGTTAGGAATACCGGGAGGAAGAATAGCAGGAATTGTTGCTAAATTTGCACTTGAAACAGCCAACGCTCTTGATGCCCCAATAACAATATCAGCAATAGCTAATCCTTTTTGAACTGCTAAAATACCTAATGCAACTGCTTTATTTTTACCTGCAAATTGTAATAATATATCTAATCCTGTATTTAAAGCATTTCTTTTCGCTTCTTTTACCGCTAAATTTAATGCTATTTCTTTATCTGCTGCTATTTGTGCGTCTGAAAGTTCTTCATCTGATAATCTACGTCTTTCTGCAACATAATTTTGACCAATGGCAACTTTGGTTTCTAAATCAGAAATCATTGAAGCATTAGCATTGTCTTTTTTTATTTTATCAGTATCAACTGCTTTTAAAGTAAATTCTTCTTCTAAAGCATTTATTTTATCTAATTCAGCTTTTCTATCTGCAAGAATTTTATCTTTTGCTTTTTGTTCTTCAGCTAATCTTTTTTCTTCTGCTTTTCTTCTATTTTCCGCTCTTTTTTCTGATTCTTCTTTTTCAGTTTTTGTTAATTCTTTTGTACCATCATTAAACCTTTTTATAGAAGCATCATAATTTTTACTAAAATCATTAACAGAACTTTTTGCATCTTGCCAAGCTCCACTAAAATCACCGGAAATAAGTTTTTTAATTGCACTACCTAACATTCCTAAAGATTGGAATACTGCAGTAACAGAACTATAAACAACTCTAAAGGCTTTTGATACAGTAGGTAAAGCACTAATAGCTAAATCAACTAATGTATTAAATAAAGGTTCTACTGCTCTAAATACTCCATTAAACAATTTACCCAATCCATCTAATAATGGTTGAATTTTCTTCATTGCATTTTCATTATCTTGAAAAGCAGCAACTAATCCACCAATTAAAGAAACAAATAAACCTATTCCTGTTGCTTTTAAAGCACCTCCGAAGGATTGAGTAGCTACCTTTGCTTTATTTAAAGCACCACCAACCATACCTAATGGTCCTCCTGCTGATTCTAAACTATCTACCCAATCAGATGAAGCATTTTTAGAGGATTTAATTTTATCTTCTAAATCGTCAATTTGATTATATAACTTTTTAAAATCTTCAGAACCTGCAGCAGTATCTTTTAACTGCCTTTTTAATGCTTTTAAATCAGCAATAGACTCTCCGACATTTGATTTTACTTCTAACTCTATTGTTTTCTTTTCAGCCATTTTATTTCTCTTTTGATTTGGTTAAATCCTTGTTTTAATGTTGTTGGTCTTTGGTATTTTCCTTTAGCTATTTCAATCAATTCACTTTGTCCGTAGAATTCATCTAATGCTAATAAATCTAAAATGTGCTTTATCATAATTTTATATTTCTTGTATTGGTGAAGTCCATTCAGGTGTTGAAAGAATAATTAATATTTCTTCGTATGTATATGGACCTTCTTTTGTTGTTAAAGATTCTACACATTGTGGTATTGTATCATCCCATTTAACAAATGTTTTTGTTTCGTCTACCGATTTTCTAACTGTTTCGATTGATGTTTCACATACTTCTGTAAAATCTATTTGAGATAATTCTTCAGTATTGAAAATCATAAATTGTCTTTGATTATAATCCATATCTTATTTTTGTTGCGTTGTAATTTTGTAATATTTCTTGTGAGGAAAGTGCTCTGTTGTATATTAATGTTTGTGCAATATTTCCATTTAAAAAGCCGCCACCAACAGTTTCTGCTCCAATTACACCATTAAAACTTGATGAATTTATTGTAGTAAAAGAAGTTGCTGGACTTCCTATTATAATTCCGTTTAAATATAAAGTTGCAATCGCTGTTGATACATCATAAGTAACACAAGCATTGTACCAAGTATTAGTAGATATTCCAGCAGCAATTTCTAATATACTACTTGAAGTATGATAGTAAGTTAAATTACCAGATGTAGTTCTATTTACACATAAAACCCATCCATCAGGACCACTTTCACCATTCCTTGTTCCACATAATCCACTTCTTATTGTAGTATTAATTTTAAAAAAACAACTTACAGTTTTACTTCCATTCCCAGAAATCTGTATTGGAAAAGAAGAAACATAATCATTAGTTCCATCAAATACAATACTTCCTCCATTTGCAGAATTAAAAGTAGGTCCATTTACTAATGTTCCATTATTTTTGTTACCACTTAAATCTGTCCATAATGTTCCTGTTCCTGGATATGATAATGGATTACCAGCGTCTAAATTTAATACAAGGCTTTTATCGGGTCTAACTCTTTCATCAGTCAACAATTCAAATTGTACTAATCCAGTTGTTAAATCTGTTGTATAACTATTAATTAAATATTTAGAATCACGAATAATAACACTATCGTTCAATTTAAGCGTAGTTAATATACTTGTTGGTAGTATACCACTAACTTTTACTAATCGTGCTTTATAATTGTATATATTAGCAAAATAACCTGAGTAGTATTGTTGATATAAACCGTTGTTTATTATATTATTTGTAAGCGTTGATTGTTGTTCATTAAAATTTAAACCGTAAGTTTCTCCGCCAATTAATGTTTCTTGTCCGAATGCCTTGTATTTTGTAAATGCTACACCAGTTGCTACTAAAAAATTTGACCAATAAAATTCTGGAGCAGTAGTTGCATTTGCAGAATTATAATCATATAAAATTATTGGCTTTGGAATATAATTTAAGTAATCTGTTTTTAATGAATATCCAACTTGTAAAAGTGCATTTAAATTAGAAAAGTTTAAATTTTCAAACGGCAATTTAACCGTATATTCTTCTCCTTCTGTTGGAGGAGAATTTACATATCGTAATGAACCATATTCAATACCAGCATTAGCGTTAAAACCTACATTTATAAATGATTCGCTTTTCTCATATTCAAAGTTTATTCTCTTATATGTTTTAACTTTATTTAAAGCCTTCTTATCTTGCAATACATACTTTGTTATGTCTATATCATTTCCAGCATCGTAATAACTTTCTAATTGCTTTATTGTATAGTTTACTCCATCAGTTGAATAACAAGTTAGATTAAACATTTTTAATAATCCAGAAAAGAAATCTTCTATTTTAATTTCTGGCATATAATTTTTAATAGATAAATTACCAGGTATTACAGTTTGTGATGATGTTTTTGTTAATGTTTGAGTTGCCGTAATAAAGCCTTTTGTTAATAATATTATTTTAGACGAACTTGAAAATGTAATAGGGAAAAAAGATACTATTCTAATACTATGAGTTTCTCCACTGTAATTATTCAAATATGAATTCATTAAAGAAAAACTTTGTAGGCCACTTGTTGAAGTAGTTGTAATTGAATTTACTATTGTATTTGTTGTATTAGACCATAGGTTTATTTGAAATGGTACACCACTAATATTAGGATATAAATCTACAATGACTTCTTTTAGTACAACGTCACTTGTACCAGATGATGATGTAAAAGTACCATTTGATGTGTTTGCACCTTGCCATTTAAAATCTGCTCCTGCTCCAGATGGAGGGAATCCAGCAGTT